CAAGCGTCTTCTATCATAGGTTCTATGGCTTCCATTTACTTCCTATCAGTTGCTGGTATAGTTGGCGTATTCTTTGGCGTTACTAATATGAGCAAGAAAGAAGTGAAAGGTAATAACGGATAATGTTAGGACTAAACTTAATAGGTCAGGTAGCTAATTTAGCTGGTACTATGATCGAAGGTAAGACTGCTGTAAAGAAAGCAGAAGCTGAAACTAAAATGAAGATAGCTACAGGCGAGATCGATTGGGATATTGCCGCAATGAAAGCTACAGAGAACTCGTGGAAAGACGAGTGGATAACTCTACTCTTCTCGATTCCGTTAATTTTAGCGTTTTGTGGAGACTGGGGTAATCAGATAGTACAAGCAGGTTTTACTGCGCTAGAGATTATGCCTGACTGGTATCAGTATTCCCTTGGTGGTATTGTGAGTGCTAGTATAGGTATGCGTGGTGTAAGCAAATACTTTGGGAAGAAATAAACATGCAGAACAACTTTGATAAATGTCTACATATGTTATTGGAACACGAAGGGGGCTACGTAAATGATAGCCGCGATTCTGGGGGGATGACTAATTTAGGTGTAACTAAGAGAGTATACGACGATTGGATTGGCAGAGAGTCTACTGAACAAGAAATGAGAGACTTAACTCCAGATGATGTAGCTCCTATCTATAAGAAGAACTACTGGAATCGAGTTAAAGGAGATTCACTTCCATCGGGCTTAGACTGGAGCTGTTTCGACTGGGCTGTGAATTCGGGAAGTGGTAGACCTGCTAAAGCTGTACAACGTGCAGTAGGAGCGACACCTGATGGAGCTATAGGACCACAGACGTTAGGTCTTATAATGGAGAAAGATCCCAAGTTTATAATTGATTATGTATACACAGTACGTCAAGGCTTCTATGAAGGTCTAGATGATTACAAACACTTTGGTCGTGGATGGTCACGGCGCAATAAAGAAACATTAGAACAAGCTCTCAACATGATTGAAGAGTAAACAAAAGAAAAGCCGTAGGTATCCACTCAAGGACGCCTACGGCTTTTTTGATTCTATACTTGTGGTGTGAACCTATTAATTCCCTCGCAGGTAGGTTAGCCTATCAAAAGCTCTAACCTCTGTCACACCACGCTTAATTTCCCTCTCAGGGCTACTTAACACCTACTGCATCCATCGTAATTGCTAGACCTTCGAATAGAGTTTTTATGTCTTGATTTAGCTTAGATATGATCCACACTAAGTAAGTAGATAAAGCTAGATTGCCTAGCAGTATTCCTTCGTTTATTGTCATTTATGTTTCTCCGCTAATGCTTCATTCATACGCTTAAGATACCATTCAGCTTTCTTCATATCCTCTACAGGATTAGCTTTGTACCTATACCTATGTTGATACTTAATCATGTTCCCATGACAGTAGGCTATAAAACCATCAGTACCTAAGACTTGTCTAATATAGTCAATACATTCAATGCCTTCTTGGTTGTAGTGAGCAGGTTTATTAACTGGGTCGAAACCCATCTCTTGTTGTTTCTGATCTAAATTCCACTTAGCCATTTTTGTTTAGGTGTTCCCTTAGTTCTGTATAGCCCCCAAGGTGAGTGCCATCTGGTTTAAATATTTGAGGTACTGTAGTATAGCCTGACTTACGCATTAAAGTCAACAGCCACTTACTGCTTGGAGACTGGACATTGTATGTTGTTACCTGACTACCTGCGACACCCCTTAGTAGTTGTAAAGAGGCATCACAGAAGTTACATTGATCTCTAGTTATTACTATCCACATTAAACGAGATCTACAATCTCACAGCTATCTCCAGAACAAGCTAATGTCTGGCTACCTGCTGTGTTGTCTTCTTGTTCATACTCTGATAACTTAGACCAGTCAATAGCTTTAGGCATAACATCAGTTAGTATTTCGTAAGCTGTTTCATCACACTCTTGATAAGGTGCTTGTTGATACGTATGCTCATTGAATGGTAAGAACGACACACCTGACATCTCATCAAAGTGTCTGTAAACAAATGCTCCTACTTCAAACCACTCATCCTTCTTAACATTAATAGTCACACTAGGCTTATGCTCACACCAACTACGCTGATAAGCTAACCACATTTCTAGCTGTTGTATAGCAGACATATCAGAAGTAGTTACTGCACCTTCTGGGGCTTTCATGGGGAAGCTAAACACAGTAGTTTGGTCAGGCTTCATTACATCTGGCTCATTAGGTATACCTTGTTCTGCCATGAACTTTGTTAACGGGTCTTTGTTGTCTCCACGTACAGTCCGAATATAATAGGCTGAGTGACGAGCGTGAATCCCACTACTACTGTTAACCAGTTGGCTGACAGTACCGCTTGGTTTAACACAGCTGATAGCAGTACTGACAGGGATGTCAAGGCGTTTAGCCCAAGTAGCATTAGTATCGACAGCGATCTGTTTGAGATGTCCAAGAGTATTCTCCAATCCTTTGTTTGCAATAGTCATTATAGGGTTATCCATAATACCAGTCATAGACACACCCAGTAGTCTTTCTTCTTCAGTATTCTTTTGCCATATCTTACGTAGGTATGGGAACTTAGTAAACGACGATTGTATAGTACCTAGTATTGTAGCTACTCTAACCTTACGCTCTAAGTCTTCTACTGTATCTGTAGCACGTATAACTACTTCCGTTAAGTTACAGAATTGTGCTGGCCTCAAAATTATCTCACTGCAAGGATTCGTCCCGAACTCAAAGCTAGGGTCACGTCTGCCATTCTTAGCCGCTTGCTTCTTAGATGCTTCACGATTAAAGATACCACGTTCACCACTCCCACTTTCCACTAGAGCCATCCACTCACGCATAAAAGATAAACTGTCAGGCTTCTCAGTATACGACACAGAGTTGTTAGCTAAAGCACGTTGTGGATCGTTATCCCACCATGAACCTGACTTAGCATGTCTCATACGATCATCTGATAGATTAGATAATGAGATCATAGCAGACCTACGTACACCACCTACTACGACTACCTCACCTATCTTACACATAATATCGTGACACTCTAAAGATGATAGTCTACGTCCCTTAGCTTCTGTAAATACTTTAGTAACAAAGTTAAATAGGTCTATAAGAGGTGCTGGTCCAGATGCTCTACCACCAAAGGTCTTTAGCTTTGCACCTGCTGGTCTTACCTTAGATACATCCCACTTAGGTACTTCTCCGCTATACAACAATGCTATTAGTTGTCTTAGAGACTTAGCCCAACCTTCTTTACTATCTTTTACAATAATAGTAGTATCACTGTTAAACATAGACTCAGGTATCTCAGGTAGTTTTTGTATAGACTGTCTCTCTACAGAGAACCCTACACCTGTACCACATAACAATATAAACATAGCTTCGTCAAAGGCTTTAATATCATCTACAGCTAAGTAAGAGCAATTATAACCTGCTGTATTGTCGCGAGCCATAGCTGGACCAGCAGTCATGAGGGCGCGCATACTTGGGCAAACTTCTAGGTTTAGAATAGCTTCTTCTATCTCTGCTATCTGCTTAGGGTAATCTCCTAAAGCTGGCTTAACTAAGTTATCCATATACCTAGTTACTGTCTCTCCCCAAGACTCTCTTCTGCCTTCTGATTCTAACCAACGAGCATAACGTGACTTGTGTATAAATGATTGGTAGTCTGTTGGTAGGTAGTTGTCGCTCATTCTTTAGTCCCTCTATCTTTCTTGTCTTCTTTAAACCATATCATTCTATCTATCTCACCACGAGTAAGACCTATATCTTTTAGTTCACGATCAGTTAACTTATTTAAATGCTTAACAGCATCCCTATGTAGTTGCCACGTAATCATATAGTTAATAAATCTATACCACCATCTACCAAACGCTCTTAATATCCTCATCTATTATCTCCTGATCCTTTTATCTTATCTCTATTCTTACGGCTAGTTAACTTCTCTATATTTATGTCAGCTATCTCATCTAAGTTATAACCTATATCATTAGCTAAGTTAGATAAGTACCACAGTACATCACCTAATTCCTTCGCTACCTCATGTCGGTTAAATACACCATCTCTTACTTGCTTCTTAACCTTCTCAGCTACTTCCCCTGTCTCACCACATAAACCTAAAGCTGGGTATAGAACCTTATGCGTTGCAGGGTATATAGCAAAGCTAACTGCTTTCTGTTGGTATTCTCTAAATCCTATTGTCATACTGTTCTTCCATAAAATTCTGTTGGTTTCATATCTTCTTTATACAAGTCAAACAAGTACCAACAACAGTTGTCCTTGCCTACACCTTTACTACCTTCTATCCACTTAACACGACCTATTGATACAACTTTAGAACAGTACGTCATAAACATAGCTGACTGTTTAGTGTGCATCCAATCAGCATCAAACAATAACCAAGTAGGACATATACCTAACCAGTGATCTATCATAGGGTGTAGTATCTTTCTATCCCAAGGTGGATTAGTTATCATATAGTCCATTACTCCATAACCACCAAAATCAAGATTAAGAGCATTAGAAGTAAATACGTCAGCATGTCTTGGTTCAATGTCACTAGCATATATACACTCTCCTGTACCTTGAGTTAGTTTACTTATGTGTCTTATTAAGCGTCCGTCACCAGCACAAGGCTCTACGTAATCAAATGCGTAAGGTAAGTGTGCTAGTAACGGCTCTACAGCTTCTATGGGTGTTGGGTAGTAATCTCTGGGTATTCTCTCAAAGTCACTACGTTTACCCATATAGCTCCTCTAACCTCTTTAACGACACAAACTCTGGCTCATACATGCCATTGTCTATCTCACGTTTGATTACTACACCCTTCCACCAATCAAGATTAGACTGACCTGCCCAACCTTCTTCAGCACCCTTAAAGCAACCTGCTACAAGCCCTATAGCTTTAGCTCCGTCCTTAAACTTTAGGTCACGCTTATGGCTGTGACCACAAGTGGAGCTTGTATATCTGTGACCTAACAGTGTATTAGCGTGGTGTAATCCAGATACAGCAGAACCAAAATTACCTGCTTGGAAGAAGTGGGCATACGACACACCATCGTATTCAGCTATAGATGGTCCTGAGTTTCTGTATTCGTGGTAGTCGTCGAACCAGTGGTCTGTTTGAAGATGCCCAAAGGAAATCCCGTACTTGTCTCCCTGTAGTCTGGGATCACTTTTGAGTGCCTTCTTAATTCTGTTTTCGTGGTTGCCCTCGAAGCCAATCCATCTAGGTCTTTTGTATTTTCTTTGACTGGGCTTCTGTCTAAGCCTATCCATAGATTCGTTGTAATGTTCAATATCTTGTTCATAGCTCTGACTGACAATAGCCTCAGGACTGCGAGTATCAAAACTATTGAGAGAGCGCATATCAGCACCATC